ATTTGATTGGTTTATAAAACCACCATCAGTAATACCATCACCATCTATGTCAACACCATTACCTGTTGTGCTGTATGAATAAGTATATGTTGGTGATTCTAATAACTCTCCCCCATCTTGAAAATAATCTTCATTTTGTGATAATGTTACATGACCAATAGAACGAACACCTTCAACTCCCATTAATTCAAATTCTAATTGGCTTTTATAAATTGGTTGATTGAATTGCATTTTTTCAATTCTAAAATAATCTTTTATTCGTTGTATACAATCTAACTTTACTTGTTGTTTATTTGCATATTTTTCAGCAACTACATCAAAGAACACTCCAAAGTTTACAATGTATCCATCATTAATCGTCACAACATCTGTCATTAAAGTAAAGTTTTTTAAATAATTTTTTATATTTGATGTTAAAGTTGATGGTAAATTATCAGTTGTCCCTAATGAAAATGAGTGTGGGTTACCAACTAATTGTTTTTTATTATCATAACCTAATAAATAAATATTTATAGTTGAGAATAATTGTAAGTCTTCGTCACTTGGATATGCAATACTAGAAAGTTGTGATAAGTCATTTTGAAATTCTTCTAACTTACTCTGTGTCGTATCGTCATCATCATTTGAAACATCATTTATTATCCCATCAATAGTTGTCAAGTATTCTTGAGCTAATTGATTAACTTGTTCTTGTATTGTAAGAACTTGAGATTGAATTACATTTGATGATTCACCCCTTACAACATAAGCCTTTGCTATATTACCATATTTATTTGGAATATTTAATACTCTAGCTTCATAGTCCTCTTTTGTAACTGTTCTATTTTGTGTTGAGAAAAATGCTTTAGCTCTTTCTTTTATTTCAATTGTATCTTCTTCATCTTTACCACCACGAGCTGGTCTTTCATTTGTTGCACTTGTTAATGTAGCAGAGGTGTTACCACTTTGAGCAGTTGAGGTTGGTATTGTACTTATGTCACCACTTGGAACATTTGAATTAATACCACCACCAACTCTATAAGTAATAGTTAATGTTGTTTGATTTGGTGTCTCACCAAGTGTTGAATATTCATTACCCAATAATGGGTCAATAGCTTCATTCAAATCATTTGTTTGTCCAGGAATAACAATTCCAATTTGTTCTAAATCAATGTAACCCTCATCAACCATTGTACCATCTTTTAGTATACCATTACCAAAAACTAATGAAGTTGTGTTATCTTGATTTGTTTCACGAGTAAATCTTTTTGTAGTTGTAATATATTGTAAAGAATAAGGGACAGCTTCAATTGTTTTTGTTCCTGAATAATCTACATAAGCAGATTCTCTATTAATATCATCCGTATAATGTATAGAGATTGGAACTTTGTCTTGTGCTAAATAATCTACTTCATACCAATTATTACCATTTGTATCTATACAAGAAATAATATCAACAACATTTGTATCAGGTATAGTTAGCGTTTTAAATTTTTCAGGTATTCCGATTTGAAATGAAATTGTTTTTTCAGTAGCACTTACAGCTTTTACAGTCCTTGATAATGTATAAGTTTCTGCTAAACCACTATCAGCTGTTGTACCAATCGTATTAGTATCATTTGAACCTGTAATTCTAAAATCAATAGGTTCTAATGTTGAAAACAAAATATCAGAGTTTGTTGATGAGGCTATTTCAAGTCCAGCATCAAATACTCCAGCGTCTGAATAATCTACTTTTGATACATCACCTGATGAAGCATTAACTTCTGATGTAAAGGTTAAGTCAACATATGATGGAACAATTGGCTTTACTTTATAACCAAACATTTTAGCCATTGTGATTATGTTTCTTCTTTCTTCAGCCAATGGTAATATCATTTCTTGATATTGTTTATCTATGTAAAAGGATAGTACATCACCAACATATGCATTCATTTCCAATAACATCATACCGGGTGATGTTTCATTGAAATCACGATACGAATCTGGAAAATAAGATTTAGCATAATTCATCAAAGATTGTTTTAACGCTCCAAAATCTTTATTTAAATAATTTACATTTGACTCTTTAAAAGTTTCTTTACCATATGTTGGCATTTTTTATCTCCAATTAATATCCACCACCATCTATCGAAGATTCAGTTTCTGATATATTAGACGAAAAATCTAATGTTACTGAATCCAGAGTGTTTGGGTCTTGTTTGATGTTAAATAATATTTTTACTCTAATTTCATTTACTCCAATTGTTGTATCTTCTTGTTTACTTAAAACTTGTATGTCCCTTACTTCGACAAAAGGTAACCAAAATGAAAACTTATCTAATATAGCATCTTGTATACCAATTAAATTATCATTTGTAATTTGTTCAAATAAAAGTCTTCGTAAATTTAAACCTAATCTTGGTTGGAAAAATCTTTCACCTTCTTCTGTTTGTAACAGATTTCTTATGTTGTTTTTTACAGCCTCAATGGTTGTTGATGTTGTTGCAAACCAACCATCCTTTTCATCACCTCTACGAATAGGTAAATCAATACCAATTTTAACTTTAGTATCATTATCTTCAATGAATGGTTTTCTTGATGTATCTTTAATAGCCATTATAATATCTTTCTAGCGTCATCATCTAATAATTTAATAGTTGTAAATTGTCTCTGCCCATCTTTATCTTCCACATTAAAACCACCTTGAGAATCTGGATCTTCACCAATGAAAACATAACCAGTAGATTGTAATCCACCATCATCTTTATTTAAATCTAAACCTGCTAACTTAGCACCACCCTCTAATAAAGGTGTCACAGCTGCTTCTATTTCACCCTCTAACTTATCAATAACTTTACTAAGACCTAATGGACTACCAAGTTTTTTTAACATTTTTAAAACAGGTTGATACTCACCCAATAAAGTTTCCAATTCAATATTTACAGGCTGTTCAGGCAATCTTAATTCTTCAACAATCACAGGAGCTTTTAATTGTGTGATTGTAAAGTTAGCGTCTCTAAGAGCATTAATAATAGCTCTGGCACTATAATGAGCTTCTCTTTCTGCATAAGAACCCTCTGATATATCAGGAGCTGGTTGGCCAACATCTCGAGCTGCTCTAACCTTAGCTTGCATTAAATCCCATTTTAAACCTTCCTGTTTTATAGCCATAATTATCTTCCAATTTTATTTTCGGATTTTTCTTTTGATTTTTTTAATACTTCTCTATAGTCTTTGTTTAAAAAATCAGCAGTTTGACCATCAACACTTATAGTTGGACTTTGACTATTCATCATATCACCATATTGTTTACCAACTAATTCATTCATTCTATTAGAAGTAAACTCACCACCACCTAAAGTTTTCCATTCTTCATCTTGAGCTGTTTCATTCAATACATCATTCAATACTGAATTTTTTGTAAATGTTTTTTTCTCAACAATTTTTTTTGGTTGTGGTTTAGATTGAGTTGGTTGTTTCAATTCTGTTATTACTTCCTTGATAGCCATCGCAACTTCTTCTCTAACGATTTGTCTGATTATAGTTTTTATATTTGTTTTTTTCTTCTTCATAATTACCCTTGTTCTATTTTGTGTTTTGTACTAAGTATACTATTTAATTTTTGTTGTATAGGTGTTATTTTAGAAACCAATGGAGCACCAGTTGTATCCGTTAATGGTAATGGTGAACCATAAAATAATGAAGCAGCCTCACTAAGAGCAGCTAGAGTATCTGTTAAAACTTCTAACAATGCATCACCTAATACCATTGACTCCATTGTATCTTCTCTACCAGTTGGATTACCTATATTAAAATTTGATGTTTGAAAAATAACACTATTAGTATCGTTAACATCAGGACCTCCCGATGTTGTAAATGTCATATGTCTACCAGTAGCTATATGTGTATCTTTTCTTGATGAAAAAATAATGTCGTCAAATTTAGTATTAAAAATAATTCTATCTGAACGAAGGAAAAATTGATTTGTATCGTATTCATATAATGCTGCCGGTGGTTGACCATTAACATCTGACCAAACTTTACCTAATTTATTTACAGTGTCTGTTAAAGCATCAGAGTCTAATTGAAAATCTTCTTTTGATTCTTGGGTGACTTTATCAACATAACCATCAAAGTGTTGTTTTAAAGTTCCATTTGATGTTATACTTATTAAAGTTCCATCACCCAATGTTTCAAATTCATTATCAAAAGCTCTTTCATTTGAGATAAAAACATATGGGTTATTACTACGACTTCCAATTCTTAAACTATTCCCATGTCTCCCCTCAATCAATGTATCACCAGTCGTCTCCCTTAAAGCCTTTCCATAATCTAAGTCAGTTTTTCTTACCTTAGCTAGACGATTGAAATATAAATTTTTATTAAAATTAACTGATTCACCTTGTTCACCCCGTTCAGATGTTTCACCACCTTGAGTTGTAGGAATAGCTAACTCTGGAACTTTATATCTACTTGGATTCCAAGTTGGATTGTTTGAATCCATATTAAGTGGACCTAAGTAATAATTTACACCACCTATGTTTGTAAGTAAAACACTGTCTCCTTTAGTTGGTACATCATGCATAGTTCTAAATAGAGGATAATATCTATCTTCTTTTCCCACAGATGTAGCTTTTGTCTTAAATATTTTTTCAGAATGATGTGGTACAGCTATAATAGAATTAGTATGGTTTGGTGTTTCGTGAAATTGGTTTTCACTTGAATGTAAAACTTCAGAACAATATCCTGGAGTAAATTGAAGATACATTGGAACTGATAATTTCTTACCACCAAATCCTGCTATCTTTTTACCTGGATTTACTGTAAAGGTAGACATTTAATTACTCCCCAAATCTATTGTTTTGTTTTTTGTAGCTTCAAGTCTTTCACTTTCATTTTGTAAATCATTAACAGTATCTTGAAGTGTTCCCATCAATTCTTCTTTTTCCTCATCACTTAACAACATTGATTCATCGGAATCACCTTGTGATTTAGAAATAATTCTTTGTAGTACACCAGCGAGTTTTACCAAATGTTCATCATTACGAACAGCAGTATCCATATATTCTTTTATAATAGGTGCTACCATAACGACATCATCTATGGTTGTAATGAATCCATGTATCTCTGATATTAACAAATCGATTTGAACTTTACGCTTTGTAGTGTTTTCGTAAATATCTTTTGTTAAATCTTGGAAGGTTTTACCCTCAAATATTTCTTTTTCGTCTGCCATACAATCTCCTCTGAATGTACTTATTCATATATAAATATTAAATTTGTAAGAAATTGTATGAAATAAAAAACCCTCATTTAAGAGGGTTTAATATTTAAAAGAATGAACTTGAAGAGTTAAATAATATTGAACCAGTGTTATGATACTTATTAATTAGTTTTCTATAATGTTTCTTCAATACATTAACAACTGATGTTATATGTGTGGTTTCCACATCAGTCATTTCTCTAATTAAAATATAAAGAGCTTTTTTATTAAAGTTTTCTATATCTTCTCGTGCTTTCATTAAATCAACAATTGCATATCCTATTTTTAAATCTCTATCTTTTTTAAATATAGTGTTCATATTTGAATCAAAATATTCAACAATTTCATCTGTTAAAATACTATAATCCGATTCATTGAAACCACTATTTCTATGTTGCCTATCCAACGCATCCATTTTATCGTGAGATTTTAATTTTTTATAATTGTTATTATTATGTAGAATTAAATAATTTTTAGCCACAACTGAAAAATAACTAAATGCCTTTGAACCTTTTGTGTGGTCATATTTGTGCATATTAACTACCATAAAAGCTACAACTTCATGTTTAATATCTTCAAACCCATAATCAAAATAAGTAAATTTAAAAGTATTGATTATGTTTTCAGCAAGTTTATCAAAAGCTGCATGGATTCTTGTTTGATAAATTATATTTCTTTCACTATCATTTTCTGATGAATTATAATCTACAACAGCATCTTGCACTTCTTGTCCGAAATATACTTTTCGTTTTTTCTTTTTAACTATTTTTTTAATCTCAGCTTTTACATCATTAACTTTTTTATTTTCTTTTTTTGGCATCTTGCATCTCCTCTTCAAATATTCCATCTAAGGATAATTGAATTTGTTTTAGTTGTTCAAAGAAAAAGCCTGTTTCATCATCTGATTCATAATGTCCTTTTGAATCAACAAGTTTCATTTTTTCTGTTGAGAATTTTATCACTTGTTGTATTTCTAAAATCAATTCTTCATATTGTGTTATTCTTCTCAATGAGTAATATACCAGTACGGATGTAAAGATACTTATTAAGAAAAACAATATTGTTAAACCTATCCACATAATAATCTCCTAAGCAAACAACTCATCAAACTTTTGTTTTAAGTTGTCCACTTTTTCTTTTTCATCTTTTGTTTTTGGAACTTTTGTATTTATTGGTTCACTTGATTCACTACCTCTGTTCCATTGGTCAGATTCAATATGAGTTGCCATCATATCGGCTTGATGAAGAATGTAAGCCATATTGGTTCGTAATCCAAAGTCTGGATTGTAAGACATTAAATAAGCCTTATTAGCTTCGTCATACAAACCATCTGTTAATTTAATTCCTAAATATTCTTTATCCGTAACCTTAACACCATAATGTTGAAGTAACCATAACCCTCTATCAGGTACTTTCATATATTGAAGAGCTGGATTGTGAGTATAAATCTCATCACGATTTTTTCTATGCCAGTCTGATGTTTGTGGAATGTAATAGTCGTGTTCTAAATCACCAACCTTACCTAAGTCGTGATGTAAAGCAGCAAAGACTAACTCCTCATCCGTGAAGTTAATCTCTGCTCCGTTCTTCTCCCACAATTGTTTTATCTCAAGTGAGTGACTTACAATATGAAGAATGTGTTCAACATATCCACCC